CCATGGCATTGACTGCCAGTGGAATTCTGGTTGTCACCCCTTCCCCCCTTTGCCGCACCCCGTCCGAAAAGTTTCGGGCGAAGTGGGCAAAGAAGGGGAAAGAAAACCCCAAGTGGTCCAGCGTCAAGCTGGCCACTGTGCTGAGGTTCAGTCCTTGGAGTGAATTAGGCATTAGCCTTAGGCGCTCTTGATACGCTCCAAGCTGTCAACTTGTCCCTTGGCAACTCCATAGAGACAGGCCACAGAAACCATGTGCTTGCCTGCGGTGGCATCGTACCAGCTACGCAGCTGCAGAGGAGTCTGGGACACGTCAGGGGTAATCAGGTTTAAAACCTGGACGTTGCCATCTGCAGGAGCGGCTGGGAAACGTGCGGCAACTGCCACAGCACTGGGGTGCAGCGCAAACCCTTGGAGGTTTTCTGAGGTGGTAGTTGCAGAGGCTGTGTTGATTGCTCCAGTGTATTCCCACAGGTTCATCCCATGGACACGGGTGCCCATGTGCTCACGCACTGCTTCAGCGCCTCCATAGGTATTGGATGCACCCACAATTGAGTCCTTTTGAATGGACGCATAGTATGACGGGCTCAAAATGACGTTTCTGTCACCTCGTGGCACCTTGCGTCCGCTTAAATTCCCAGAAATTGTGGCAATGTCATCTGAGTCAAAATTGGCAGCCGTCACTGTGGTTGCATTGGTGTAATTAGCCGAAACCACCAGCTTGACGATGTCTGTAAATATGCTGTCAAGGACTGTTTCGTAGGCAGGCTGCAAGAAAATGGAAGTCAACCATTGCACGTCACCTGCAGCGCGGCTTACTTCATAATCTGAGAAGCCCATGGAGTAGCCCTTGAGCGAATTGAGCTGAACCGTCACAGCCGTTGAATCTACGTCATTGGCTGCATATCCGGTGGACAAATCTTGTGCTGTGAGTCCTGCTGCATAGCGAGTCACAACAGACTCACCGCGTCCGCTAGGGTCACCCGTGAAATCACGGGCAACTGCTGAGAGAGGGGCAAAGGTTTGCCCGAGAAAATCGAGTGACAGTTCGGCAATCGCCTCAAGGTTCACTCCCTGGATGTCATTTGGCATTTAATTATCTTTCTATCAACCGCTTACCTAAGCAGCGGTTTAATGTGTTTGAGGTAGTAAGCCCGCCGTTCCTGGTTACCTTCCAAGGTACGGTAGTGCTGCCAGTGTTCTGCCTGGGTCAGCTCTGCTGTGGGCTCGGGTTCGGTTGCTTCCTCCACTGGCTCTGCACCGCATTGGGCCACAATGTCAGCAGCCTGCTCACTTGCGGTGGCTTTCTCCTGTTCAAGCAATGAATTGGTTTCTTCCAGCAAGGCCACTTTGGTCTCAAGGGCCTTGATGTCTTCTTCATGCTGTGCGCCAAGCTTGGCAACTTCCTCAGCATGTTTGCCTGCTTGCTCTTCTAGTTGGGCCTGCAGGGTTTGGTTGCCAGCCACGGCTTCTTCCAGCTTTGTGCTCAAGCTGTTCAGCTCCGTGTTGGCTTTAACTAAATCAAGAATTGTCTTCATGTGTTGTGTGTGTGTTGGTTAAAGGTTTCCCATCAGCGCCAAGACGCTGTCCAAATCGTTGACTACTGCGTCTGCTAAACCTGAGCTGACTGCTTCAAAACCCTCATAAGTGAGGCCAGTCATACTGGACTCAGGGGCTGTGCGTTTAAGGTTAATGTCCGCTTTAAATCGCTCATGCCATTTGGTGACATTAGCTTGCAGTCGGGCTTCTGCTTCTTCTGAGAGGGGTTTGAAGTCAGCCAAGTCCAGCTTGTTTTCACCCGCGCTAATGGCGTTGACTTTGTAGCCATTCATGGCGAGGTGTTCAGACTGGTCTAGTAGCGCAATATAGACGCCTACACTTCCCACCTCTGCTGACTCAGAGACAATGACGCTGTCCGCACAGGAAGCCACCCAGCAGGCTGCTGACGCTGCCATGCCTTCTGTGTAGGCCACCAAAGGCTTGCTGAGGTTGCGGAGCTTTGCAGCCAGTTCTGGGAGGCCTGTAATCGTGCCACCAGGGCTGTCTATGTGCAGCAGAATGCTGGAGACGTTGGGGCTTGCTTCTGCTTCAGACACCTGCTGCCAGATGTCGTCATAGTCAGTCATTCCCAACATTTTCTCCCATGGGCCCAACATTTTGCCCAGGGCTCCATGAATGTGGATAATGGCTACACCATCCACCTCTTGCGGTGGGCGGTTTGGTTCAATGCTGTATTCCTCGTCCTCATCAAAGTAGGCTGAGGCTTCAGTCAGTGCAGAGTGATAGTCTGGGCGAATGGCCCACACCTCATTCTGCAGTTTGTGCGTCAATCGGTGTTTCATTGTCTGCAAATACTGGGTTGGGTGTGCGTTGTGAGAGGAGGTGCATGGCAGTCTCCATGCTCACTCCATACTCACTTGAAAGTCTTTGTGCTCTGGTGAGCAAGTCCACTGCTTCAGCCTCCACTTGGCCTCTGACTTCTTGCCAGTCCATGCCTAGCTCACCAACGTCTTGAGACATGGTGCGGAGGCCTAACTTGATGGAGTCATGGTTGGACTTGGCCTCTCTGCCTAAGTCCACAGTAATTCTCTTGGGTGTTTGCCAGCGCACCTTCCACCAGTTCTCTGAGGTTGGCAGCTCGCCCCGCTTAATGCCCCTAGCAATCACCCAGCTCCACACTCTGTTGCAAAGCTTGGTTGCTATAAGGTTTTGCCGCTCTTCAAAGCGCCGCTGGGCTTTCTCCAGCACAAAACGTGAGGCACTGCCTGTGCCCTTGGAAATGTCCCAGACAAACTCATAGGGCAGCCCCAATCCTGTAGCCACTTCGCGGGTGAGGTGTTCAATGAAGCCCACAAAAGTGCTAGAGGGGCGGTTTGAGGCAAAGGACTCAATGGACTCCCCAATCTTGAGCCGTGGAATCATCCCAGGCTCAAAGGTTTGCCATGGGAGGTCTCCAGTGTCTGCTGCTGCATAGCCGTCCTCGATTAAGGCGCTGCCATCGTCTGCAACGCCACCCTGGCTGGTGATGGCCATGCCAATCGAGGCATTGAGTTTCGTGCCGACTTTCTCAAATTCGAGCAGGTCGTCCATGTCCCTCAGGTGAGCAATGGCGTGGACTAGACTGGTGACACCTCTGAGCTGGCTGACCCGTTCTGGGTCATACATCAAAATGAAATTGTTGGAGCTTATTCTGCGGTAGTCATTGTCCCCGTCCCGCACCTCATAGGCTGTGGGCCTGCCAGCTGGGCTGACGTTTACCCCATCATGTCCTTTGGCGTCATAGGTCTCTGACTCAATGCGGTGGGCTTCTACAAGCTGAAGCTGTGGAAAGCTGTTGCCAGTGCCTACCATTATGAGGCCAATGTCCCCGTCTATGTCCATTCGTTTGGACACTAGGCTCTGGAGTTGCCCAAAAGTGAATTGCCCTGTTACTTCACAAATTTTGGCCCATTCGCTGAAGTAGTCTTCATAGGCTTGGGCTTCTGCTGACTGGGCCTGAGGCCTTAGCCCTGAGCCCACTGAGTAGCGGGTCAGGTCAGCCACTGCACCCCTCACAAGTCCGTTGTTGTTGAAGAGGTGACGGGCAAACCCCATGAGGCTGCGCCTCTGGCTCCTGTTCAGGGTTTGCGTGGAGTCGCTGACAGTGTAGGGGACATAGGTTCTGTAGCGTCCCATCTCTGTCCCTCTGTAGTGCCCACTGAAGCTGTTGGCTTTTTTCTTTTTGGGCGTCAGGTCTAGGACTCGCCCGTTGTGGTCAAAAAGTTCCATTTTAACGGGAGAACCTTGCAAAGGTCATGCGGGCTGGTTTGGTGCCTGTGGCTAGGCCCTTCTCATGCAGCACGTCTGTGAGTTGGGAGGCTAGCTCCTCTGTGGGGAGGACAAGCTCACGGGTGCCGCTTTGGGAGGCATTGGAAAACGAGGTGGTGACGGCACCAGACAGCACAGCGTCTGCCACTCGTTCTTTGAGTGTCAGCAGCCAGCTATTGCTCTGAAGCCTGAGAAAACTGCGCAAGTCCCCCATCTATAGAAGGGGGGCAGTGTGTCACTCATCTATAAGAAGCTTGGCAATGCAGGCAGCAACAACCTGCATGCACTCACAGTCCCAGGCATGGTTTGCCCTGAAAGACACCCAGCGCAAGTGGGGCCGCCCGTGTTTGTCCATGACTTCTTTTTTGCGCTCAGAGTCCAACTGCTTGGCGTATTCCTCAGCAAGTTCTGGGTCCATTTTGCACACTTCCCATGACTGAGCTTTGCCTGCCTTGAGGGCTGCCAAAATGTCCTTGGCGCTCGGGTTGCTCCACCTAAACACAGGAGGGGCTACCCTGCCTGTGGAGGACACCCTGGTGGGCTTGCTGTAAATCCTGCGGATAGTGCGTCCACCTCCTGTGTGAGCATAGTCTTGGGAGTCTTCTCCCCTTAGCCCAACCCAGCCAAACCTTGAGCACTGTGCCAACACGCGCGGCCTCTGGTAGCCCACATCCAGGAATGTCCGTTGGGGTGCCACCTCAAACTCTTTGCGGAGTTCTTCAACCTCGTCAAATGAGCTGACGCGCCTGAATGCCAAGAGCCGTGAGGCACCCCCCTTGCTCCAGGCTCTTATAACGCAGAAGAATTCCTCAAGGTAGTTCTGACAGTCCACTGTCATGAATCGGGTGTGCTCGTCTTCCCAGGCGTCCTCAGGCTTGTAGCCGTCACTCACCTCAATGCGCTCAGTCTCTATGTGGTTGCTAGGTTTCCAGCTCTCAGCCAGCCTGAGAGTCACAAACTCTCTCAAGGGCTGGGTGTAGCCTGCAGCCGCGTGTTGTTTGGCTTTCAGGAAGTCAATCACCAAGTCACTCCAGGGCATGACACTGGGAGGCAAGGTGAGCTGGTTGAAGCTGAAGCTTCTCACCCGTGGGGTGGGGTTGTCATTGGTTGCCACATAGCCACCCTTCACCATCTGCCTCCAGTTTGCCTCTGTGTTGGTGTGCGCGTGGTCGCAGTGACTGCAGGCCATGGTGACAGTCTTGGCCACCTCCTCATAGTTCCACACACCTCCAGGCTTGGTTGTCTCGTTACTTTCCCACCTCATGCAGTCGTAGAAGCTGGGTGCAAATAGCTTGCCGCAACTCTGGCATTTTAGGTGCCACACCTCACAGGTGCCGCTATTGTATTCGGTGTCAAAGTCGTCCCCAACCAGCTCAGGGGTGCTGCTGAACCAGTGCTTGCGGTTCCAGTAACGGGTTGTCCTTGCTTTGGCCCTGGCTAACATTCCAGGCCTCCAAGCGCTCACTTCGTCACCATAGAGGAAACGAATGCTCCAAGAGCGCAGGAATGAGTTGTTTGCGGGGCCTAGCTTGAGAGTGCATGAATGAAAGAAAACCTCGCTGATAGTCTTCCTGTGCCTGTCGCTTGGCCATTGGTCTTTCAGCGCTGGGCAGGACTCTAGAATAGGGCCCAGCCGCTCTTTTGAGTAGTCTTTATAGGAATCTTCGTCCTGAAAAGTCACTAAATGGGGGCTGGGGTTTTGGCTCAGGCTGTAGGCGATGGCCACAGACATGCTGACAGTCTTGCCAGTCTGGGCAGCGCAGCTCATGACAACTGTTTGGTTGCCTGGGTCAGCGTGGGCAGCCAAGGGCTCCAGTAGCCATGGGGTCTCATCAGCTCGGAATTGCCCACCATAGGGTGACTCCCTAAGCTTTACGTTGTCCAGTGCCCACTCAGCTATACCTCCAGCATTGCGCTCAGCCAGGGCAGACAGGACGCACTCATCAACCAACTTGTCCATGTGCCTGTCTTATGGTGGCCAGCAGGGACTTGTTGTAGCCGTCAATGACTCCCTGGATGTCTTGCGGCTCTAGGCCTGCCACTAGGGGAGGCAGCTTGGCGGCTTGTTCCTCTAGGTGTTTGCGGAATTCCATAGCCAGCTTCATGACACCCTCTCGCACTTCGTCCACTGGTATGACTTTGGCTTTGAGCTTGTCCAGCTCATGGTCGAGCTTGTCTACCTGCCTCTTGAGTTTCTCCACCTCATACCATTCACGGCTGCCCTCCTCAGCGTGGTTGCCAGTGTTGCGGGTTTTGCTCAGAGCTTCCCGCACCTTTTCTGGGTCGTAGTATTTGTCCCCTCTGGGTGTCTGTTTTGCAATTGGCACCATGCCTAACAGGTTGCGAGCCTGAGACATAGAAAAATGGAGCTGCTCGCACACGTCAGCTGTGCTCCATAAACCCCTAGGAATTCGGGGCTTAGCTTTCTTTGTTGTCTGTTTTTTCTCTGCCATGACTTAAGCGGTTGCGCCTTGCGTTTGAATGTTTATCTCTCTGATTATCAGTTGTTTATGACATTTATGACATTTTTTCGCGATGGTGAGCGGAAACCTGTCTTTTATGAGGTGCTAATAGATTCCTTAGAGGGGGGAGGGGTTACAGGACAAGCTCGTCAATGCCATACTCCTCAATCAATGAGTCAATGAGGTCAGCGTTGTCAGCGTAGCGCCTGAGCCTGTCATGGTTGCGGATGATGAGGTGAATAGCCATGAAGACTTCTGCAACTTGCTCGGGGTCTGTTGGATTGAAGCCAATGACAGGAGCCACGCGCTGCAAGAATTCTGCTTGAAGTGCTTTCTTATCGGACATGGCCTCTGTGGTATTCGCGGCCTAGCTCACGGGCTAGAATCTTCACATTCCTATATATCCCTTTGCGCTGAATGCCAAAGTAGTCAGCGGCTTCGGTGACGCTCAGTCTGCCTGTGACTACCTGAAGCGCTGCAATGCGGTTGAGTGCAGAAATCAAACATGGCTGAGGCATTTGGAGAAACTCCACAATGGCAAGCAAAGCCTCACTG